AGTCGTAGGGCGCGTTCTGCAGTTCCGAAGGATACAGATTCTGCGGAAGCTGTAGCCCAAGCCCAGGACCGGAGATAAAACTCGGCATTGTGCGTGCTCCTCAGAACTGCGCGCTTGAAATGTTGTAAATCCAGGCGCCCGAACTCGACTTGGCCGACACGATGTCGTATCCGACCACGACCACACCCTGCTGGCCGATCTGCCCCAGAGGCACCAGCGAGTAGAACCCGCTGAAGTCGAACGCAGCATCCTCCGAGAGGTACATCGCGGTGTACTTGACGTTCGGGAAGAACGCGTTGCCCTTCGGACAGAAATGGTCCGCGAAAATGGGAACGCCCGACACCACGAGATTCGGGAAGGACGACCGCACCGCGGTGTCCATCGTGTAGGTGCCGCCGGGATTGACGAACTGCGTCTCGTTTCCGATGAAGTTGATATTCAGGGTCGCGAGGTCGCCGGGCGCCATGACCCCGAAGGTGGGCGCTTCGCCGCCGGCCGCGTCAGTGATCTGCGCAATGGCGGTCGCCATGCTCGAACGGGTGAACCCGACCGTCGCGGGCGAAGTGGTGGCGCCCGCCGTGATCGTATTCGCATTGATGTACTGACCTTGGAAAGCGGAATTACCGGGCGCGAGGCGGTTGATGCCACCGTAGGTCGGGAAGTTCGTGCCGTTATCGAAAGCGCCCTGGAAGCTGTCGGGCAGCAACGGGTTGGCGGAGTTGTTGGTGAACGAGAGGCGGGCCATGTTCTGGCGCGTGACCGCGTACACGTCGTTCATGCGCGCCTTGAGGATCGAGATTTCCCGATCGGTCGCCTGCAGGATCGTCTCGCCAAAGGGGAGTGGTACCGGGACCACCCAGTAGGCGAGGTTCCACTGGCCGTTCTGAATGCCGGGCGTGATGACGGGTGAATTGAAGCCGCCGCCATAGCCGGTGAAAGCGCCCTGCACCATGCTTTGGCCTTGCAGCGGGATCGTGACTTGGTTCAAGCCGCCGGCCGCGCGTTGCGCGTTGCCCGTCATGTAGAACAGAGTCGGGGATCCGAAGTATATTTGTACGAAAAGTCTGGGTACAAAACACCTTCTAGTTGTGGCCGCCAGTTCAGAGTAAAGGCTGCCCGCAGCCGGCGCTACGCCTATTCCAGGAAGCGGCATCTCAAGCTCCTATTCTACTCGAATAAGCGTCCATCACCTACGAGACGAACCGCGAATTTCGGCCAACGTCTTGTTGACCATCGAATTGATCAGCGGCTCACTATTACCCTTAGTCTCGATCATCTTCTTGATGTCGGCATCCGCGTCGTTGGTCACGTCGTCCATGAAGTTCCACGCGCCCGAGCCGCCGGGGGCGATCGGGGGCGGAGGCGGATTGCGCCGCTCAAAGATCGCCACCGCGTCGTCCACGTCGAGGAGACCCTTCTCCTCCATGATAGCCTTGACCTTGGCGATCCCGTCGTCCATCCAGCCTTGCTGCTTGAGCGAGGCAAGGCCGGAATCGACGCGAGCCGAAAGCTGCGCAAGGTTGCGCTGCTTCTCGCTCTCCGCCTTCTCGTCCGCGAGCTGCTTGGTCAGGTCCGCGATCTGCTTCGATACGGCGGACACCGCATCATCGACCGGCTTGAGCAAGTCGGTGGTGGGCGTCGGAACGTTCGGATCCACTTCCTTGTGAAGCATCTCCAGGCGCGCCTTGCGCTTGGGGTCGGCCGTGATGGCGGCAAGCACGCCCTTCAGGCGTCGCGCTTCGAGAATCTCGGCCTCGTCGACTTCGACCTTCGGCATGACTTATTTCCCACCCGGATTGCTGCCGGCGGCGGCAACGTGGGAGACGCCCATCGCGGGCGACTTCTGTTGCGCCGGAAGGATGCTCTTGCGCCCGCCGATCTCGATCTCCTCCATGTTGACACGCACGATCTGCTCGTCGCTCGTCGGGATCGACTTGGCGGAGTTCTGAAAGATGTTCAAATTGCTCATGCTCGCTCTCCTTGCCCCGCGTCAGCGGGGTCAATAGCCGTGCCCGCGCCGCGGACGATCGGTCGATTTGGTTTCCATCATGGGGTTCTTGCGCTCACCGGGAAGCGGCGCCTTGCGATAGTAGCGCGCCTCATCGGAAGTCAGATCGACACGGCAGACTTCCTGCGAATCCGGCATCGTGTCGTTGCACTTGAAAATCGTTTCGCGCATCACCCCGCTCCCGCGGGGCTAGCGCCCGCCCCTTGCCCCGCGCCAGCGGGGTTGGCGCGCTGCGCCATGATCGCCTGCATCTGCTGATTGTTCTGCGTGTTCTTCATCGCCATGTTGTCGATCTGGTTCTTCTCGGCAGCGGGCGTGACGGAACCTTGCGGCACGTACTTCGAGCCCTTCTTGATCATGTCCATGATGGCCATGCCCATCTCGGAGGTGGCGCCGGCCATCGGGATCAACTCGCCCAACTGCTTGAGGACCAACCCCAACTTCTGCGCAGCCGCTGCCTCGTAGCCGCGGTTCGGCGTCGGCCCCGTTGCCGGGGAAGAACCGAACGGCGCCTGCTTGGGAGCCGGCTGTCCTGGCGATGCACCGGGGGAAGGGGGAGCACCAGGAGCAGAAGCTGGGATCGCATCCGGCATGATTACTTGCGACCGTGCCGGCGGCCCTTGCGGTTACGAACGATGTTCATGGAGAGCCTCCATTTTGGCCCCGCGTGAGCGGGGTTCCCTGCAAAATCGCGGGGTGCTTCAGGGTCGGCTCTATTGACCGTTAAAACAAGAACTGGTAGTTTGGACACTGTTGCGCGCAAGTTGTCGTTTACGGACTTTTGAAATGCCGAAAGCCAGAAATTCAACGCCGCCAAAAAACGCAACCGTGATTTATCGAAAATCCACCGACCCGAAAAAGCCGCCCGACGACGCCGAATTGCTCACCTACTGCGAAGCCGCGTGGGTGCTGCGAGTTTCCTACAAAACAGTTTGGCGATACGCCAAGCAACCAAACAAACCGCCCATCGTGTGGGCCGGCAAGAACTCCCCCCGCTTCCCCCGCAAAGAACTCATCGAATGGTTTTCAAACAAGGAGAACACCGCATGTATAGTTTAACCATCGCATTCGGAGAGACGCCCGCCATGTGGCGGCTGCTGTTCAAGACGGAAGAGGCCGCACAGAAAGCTGTCGCCACCTTGGAACAGATTATCCAAAATCCACACCCCGAAAATGTCGCAGAGATGATGGATGATTTTGGTCAACTATGCGCGATAAAATGGAACGGTATTTTAGGCTGGATGCTGGAAGACCTCGACCAGTCCAAGCAAGCGGGCGTCGAGATGCAGATTCACAATTGGAAAATGCAGGCGGAAGCGCAAACCAAAGGTGCCGCCATGGCAGAGCTTCGCCCGCTTCGAGGCGGCGGACAAAGCCCCGCTGTATTTGTTCCGGGTATGAACGGAAGGATGAGCTAACTCTTGGCCCGCGTCAGCGGGCTACTTCTTCCCATGCCCGTGCTTGAACGACTCCAGCAATAGCTCGGAATGCTCCTTGAACAGCTTGGCCTGCTCCGCCTCGTGCTTGCGGTTCTGCGCCTTCGCTTCCGCCTTGTTGGGCAGCGCCACGTTGTCGATCACGTACTCGGTCTGCACGATGCCCTTGGCGTGAGCCGCCATCACGAGCTGCGTGTTCTCGTCCGAGAAGATCGGGCTGGAGCTGTGAGAATCCACCGTCACGCGCCAGTCGTCAGGCAAGTCCGTCAGCAGAAACGCCGTCTCTTCCACATCCTTCACCGGCTCATCGGCCTTCGTCCAGTATTTGTGCGGGTCCTTCGCTTCCTTGATGGTCAAGTCGAGATCGGCGCACTCCGCGCATTGCCTCTCCACCAGCAGAGCGCGGTCGCGCAAGGTGGGTGACGCCATCTTCTGGATGAGATTCGCATGGTTGCCCGCGCGCACGCCCGATTCACCCTGCCCCTGCATAATCTTGGGGAAGCCCGCCATCTCGTTGATCTGGTTGATCAGGAACTGTACGAACTCCATCCCCTCCGCTGGAATCTTCGGCGTCAAATCCTCCACCTTACCGCTCTGCCCAAGGTTAGCATAACCGGCTTGGCGGAACTGCGCGTACAATTCGTCCGTGATCGTCGTATCGCCCGAGAACGCCAGTATCTTGTCGATCTGCAAACCGAACAGCCGCTTGAGATCGTCGCATATCATCGACAAGAAACCTTGCGACTCGATCAAATCGATCAGTTCCGATCGCCCCCAGAACCAATTCGTTACCTCATTCGGCTGAATCTTACGGTAGGGCTGCATCCTGGGCACGCCCAAGAGGTTCGCCTTCTTGTGGATGGGAGCAATGAGAATGTCGGGCTCGACCATCTGGATCGTCGTCCAATCCTCTTCGTCCTTCACCCACAATTCGTGGAACTCGAC